CCTGAGCTGGCGTTTAGATCGTTTCTAAGCGACAGCCGACCTGTGCGTTTGCGCTCATCAATAATTCTACGGGCAGCTTCCGCACGTGCCTTACCTTCTTCGTTAGTTAAGTCTTCAGACGGAGGTGGAGGCGCTGGCGGCGGAGGGGCCGGAGGGGGCTGTTCTATTTTTGGCTTTTTGAAAAAGCTCATTGTAGTCTTTCTGTAAATCTATAAGTGCTATGTCGCCATTAAACTCTATATTGAGTCGGCCAAATAATTTCTTTAATCGAGGACTATGTGAAGTGGCTAAAGCGAATCTCGCCCCTGAAGCATGTCCGTAAGCCATAAGATGCCGCACCGTTCTCGGTCCAAGCCATCTCCCGTGGTAAGAACGGACAATGCACATGTGGTATTCGATAATTTCTGGACATAGGTAGTGGAACCAAACATATCCAATTGTCTTTTCGTCGGTTTTGACCCGGAGAAAGCTGCATAACTCAATTTCATCTTTAAACCATGTATACGGGTAGTAGTTATCGTACAGAAACTCGATGAAATCTTTGGGATCTACCGTACACGGCTCAATCTGTATCTTCATTCCCGTCTGTTCTATTTATCCAGTCCCGAAGCCATTGGATCAGGCTAACTTTACCTGCATATTGCTGGTGTTCTTCGGGGTCCTCCTTTAGGCGCTTACAGCGCGGAGGGTATTCTTTTTCTAACATTTCAACCAGCTCTCTGGAATCCGATGGGAACTTTTCCTCTTGGTTTAAAAGGGGTTTCATTTCGAGATTCCTTGAGTGGGCATCAGACTATGATACGACTTCATTGATAATTGCGTTCCTTAAGTCTTCCAAAGAAGAGCTATTATTTATTGTAACTTCAAAGTGATGGGTGTCTAAACCGCCTTCGGATATATGAGCATCTGACTTGATTACTCCATCTCTAACGATTTTGACCGTTTTTGCCCCACAATCGGAAATCAACCGGAGCATTTCGTTCTTGAATCGAAGATCGTCCACCACAATAGGAATTCCGATATTATTCAAAGCTTTAATCTTACTGACAGCCATATTTAACCACATATCTTGATTAATGCAGTCGCGGCCCCATTCGGTTCCTAAAGTCTGCATCATGCTGCGTCCAGTTACTCCAAACTGCGGTACGACACGTTCTTTCCATTCGCCCTCCAGGTATTTCTGGGCTGAATCAAAATCCACCCCGGCGTAACCGTATAACACCTTAAGCATAAGCTTCAGGGGATAGGCCAGCTTAACGGTTTTATAGCCGTATTGACTGGTCAAGAACTTAGCGACCTCAGATTTTCCCGTACCTTTTAAGCCGTATAAAGCAATTACTTTTGGGGCTCCGGCAGGGAGTTTAAGTTCACCCATGTGGGGTTGCGTGGATGCCATATTCTGATTTCTCCTGTTTCTTGATTATAATCTTCGTGTGTCAATATTCGTGACGCTACCGCTTCTTTGATAGCGTCTTGTTCAGTTTGTTTTTTGGATTGGAACGTTTTAACTACAGCGCCCCATAGTTCTTGGGTGCTGTTACATTCTTTGATAACGGCTTCAGCTTTCGCCGGGCCAACGCCTCGACAGCCTTTGTATCCATCCGAAGTGTCGCCAGCTAAAGTCTGCATCATCCATGAGCAATGTGCTTGGAAAGGCGAGATCAAAACTGGTCGCGCCATTTTCCCCACGATCAAAACTCTAGCGGGAACATTTCTTAAATCTTTGTCCGTGGTAACAACTACAGCGCCTTTAAGTTTTCCATTAGTTGCCCATATACCCATAACATCGTCAGCCTCCAAACGCGGAATTGTGATGGTCTTGTATTCGGACTTCAAAGCTTCTACTACCGCTTTGTACTGCTCCGGCTTAACTCCAGTGCGATGTCTTTTATACAAAGGGTGATATAGATATCGGAAAGAGGACATCGGAATCGAACGATCCGACAAGCAAATAATTCCTTTTTCACAGCGGGACAATTTTAGCCATCTTTTGGCTATGTCCATAGCTTTGGAAACGGCAGTGGTTTCGGAGGAAATAATTTGTGTGTCTCCATCTCCCCAATCTACTTCTGTTTGAGCAGAAGCAGACGCTTGGAAGGCGATGATATCGCCATCCATTAGTGCGTATGTCATATTTTCCTTTAGTGTGTTTGAGACCAATTATCGCCGATGTCGTACTTACCGGCCATCGGACAGCGAAGTTCTAAAATCTTTCCGGCTTCAACAATAGAATCAGCGAATGATTTTCCATAGTGTTCGGCACGATCTTCAACGCTTTCTAGCTGAACCTCGTCGTGAACATTGGCGCAATAATTAAAATAAATTCCGCACTCGGATTCGTGCTTCTCATGGAAGTGAACAAGTGCGACTTTCATTACACAAGCGCCTCCACCTTGTAATAAAGTATTGAGTGCCGAGTGCGTGGATCTTACGTAGATTTTTCTTCCATCCAGACCTTTTAAGAATCCGGCAGATTGAGCTTTCTTATAAACAGCATCTTTCAGGTTTTTAAAACCTTTAATGCCGCGCTCGATTCTCTTCTTGATTCCTTTGCCTAAGCTGATGAATGTTCCTTCCGGCCTTTTCTTTTCTGCTTTCTGAGAATCTTCAACGACGATAGATCCAACTTTAGAATCTCCCGCGCCGTAGATGATTGCATAAATTAATGTCTTAGCGGAATCTCTAAGCCACAGCCCAACAGATTTACGAGTTTTTGAATGTACATCCGTTTCATCATCCTTCTTACCTTCGACAACCGCCTTGGCATATTCTCCCTTATCCCATGCAGCCAGGTAATGGCCCAACATTCGAAGCTCTAATCCTTCCGCATCGCAACCGACCAATTTCCAGCCGGGGCGGGGGATATACAAAGAGCGCATCCTCTTATCTTTATCCGCCTGTGCAACATTAGGCTTTGAGTGCGTCATGCGGCCAGTCACTGCGCCGTTGCTATTCACGTATCCGTAAATGCGCCCGTTACGTTCGTGCTTCAGCCAGCCGCCGCCTGAACCGTCCTTCTTGATTGGAGCATCGAGCATCCCAATCATCTTGTCTAGCTTAAGATATTTAGCCAACAACGCCGCTTCAGAAAAATCTAGATTCTTTAAAATAGATTCGTCGATTTGGGGTTGCGCTGTCGGAGTGAAAACTTTTGGTTTCCACTCATATTTTTCAATAAGCCGATCAGCAATCATCTGACGACTGCCGGGATTGAATACGACCGTTTCGCTTTTTTGTTTTACAAAAGGAACGCCAGCTTTATAGCCCCGCGCCTTATTGTCACGTTTAGGAATTATAGTTTCTTCCCACTTCTTAATGAAAGGAGGGAAGGCTTTCTGTAATTCTACTTCGACATTGGCCTGTTCTTGCATTAGGTCGGCCAATAAAGATTGGGCCTTTGGAACATCAAATCCAAATCCGTTCATCATCTGAAGGCCAATAATATAGAACACATCCAATTCAAGGCGGATACAACGCTGATCCCAAGCATCTATATTTTGTTTAAGTTTATCATAAATGAGAGAGCAAACTTCAACGTCATTGCGACAGTATTCATCCATCTCTTTTGAGAACTTAGAGAAGTCTTTAAAGTCACCTTTGTGTTTACCCAGGCGCTTTCCCCAAACTTCTAAACTATGGCCATCGTCTGCTTCTGGATCAAACAGCCGCGCCAGTGCCAGCGTGTCTATAACTTTCTTTCTGTCCACGGTCCCGGGATAAAACCTATTGATGGCGTGGATATCAAATCCTAAAAAGTTATGACCGATGATTAAATCAGCTTTTCTGATACGCTCTGCGGCCTCAGAAATTGATGGATATCCGGGGCGATCAACATAAGATATCAGTTCGCCAGTATCTTTATCTTTAATACAAATAAGCCAAATACGAGATAGCTTGTGAAGCAGATCATCGGTTTCGATGTCCACTATCAAAGTTGTCATTACTCCTCCAGATACTTATGTTTTTTCAGGCGTAAGCAATCTGCAAGACGAATTATGTCTTCAGGACTGCTTCGCCCCTTTGCTGAATTATATGAATAGAGAACTACCTGAACGTTAGATCGAACGTATCCTTTAGTTGGATTTACTCTATCTATTGAGGGGGCAAACGGATGCCCACCTGGCCGAGCTTCAAAAACGAAGGGAATCCCAGTAGCTTCGCAAAGACCCTCACGGATACTTTCAACGATATCTTCCGGCTTAAGAGAAAATTTAATTCCCCTTCGCTTTGCTCTATATTTTGCTATTGATACGAGTCGTGAAGCCCAGCGCCGCGCTAGGTCTTTCATTAGAAATCCTCAGAACCTGAATCAGATTCCTCTTCAAAATATTCAGTTTCCGTTAATCTTCCGGTTTCTGAACTATAAAGAAGTGCCGCGCCGATTCCGGTTAAACCGCTTATGCGATTCTTAAGAACGCGAACAACTGTCGTGTTCCTAGCCGTTGGATCTGATGCCTGTTGATTTCGTTCTAATCCGATAACAATGTCAGATAACTGGCCGATGGCAGCGGAGCCGCGTAGCTGTGCTAAACTTGTCTTTGCACCTTCTTCGTGGCCACGACCTTCTGGCCGTCTTAAGTAACTGACTAGAATCATCCCGCATCCAGTTTCCTGAACGAAAGATCTAAGCATAGTCATAATTTCGTCAATGGCGCGACGTTCTCCGTCAGCAACGTCAAGGCCGCTAACAACAATGCTAAGGTGATCCAGCACAACCCACTTACATCCGCATCCCTTTACGAGATATCGCATTTTCGAAAGTAGGTTTTCAGGTTCTAAAGAACCGAAGTGGTCAAAGAAAAAGATGTTACCTTTGCCTAGGGTTTCATCAAAAGCTTTTCTCTTTTCTTTATCCGTAGCTGTAATCCCAGGGAGGTGGATTGGCTTATCTAGATTAATCGACATGAACCTAGTGGCGGATCTTCCTACGCTTTCTTCAAGCGCGACATATCCAACCTTTTCTTGATGCGTAATGGCCAAGTGATAAGCCAGTTCAGCACTAACCGCCGACTTCCCGATTCCAGATCCAGCAGCGATAGTTATCAGTTCGTGGGTTCTTAATCCGAAAGTAAGTTTATTTAAGTCGGTCCACGGATACGGAATACCCACATCTACCGGCTTAGAAACTGCATCCCATAAATCGGAACCATTTACGATTCCATCAGGGCGCTTTTCCTGTGCCTCCCATGCCGCGTTGACAAGCTCTTTAATTCGATTAGCAACCAACATTTCGTTGGGGTCTTTTAATGGGAGGACAGCTACCTTTGCTTTGCCCGGCGTCAAGATGGCGGAAACTTCCATAGCCGCCTTTTGTCCCGGCTCGTCGTTATCAAACATAATAACAACTTCGTCGTAGCTCTCGACAAATTCGATGGAATTTCTAATGGCTTTAGCCGCGCCGGTCGCTCCGTTTGGAACAGACACTACCGGCCAACTCAGGTTCATAGCTTGGCACATCGACATTGCGTCGATTTCACCCTCAGTAATTACTAGACGTTTGCCGCCTTTGCGCCAAAGGTTTTGACCAAACAGCGTGGCGTTTTTCAAATCCCCGGTTACAAAGAATTCTTTTCCTGGGAGACGAACTTTTTGGGCTACTACTTTATTATCTTTATCGTAATACGGGGCCACTTGAGCAGGGGTCCCGTCTACGTTAGTGGTAAAGTATCCAAACTTTCTTAGGGTTTCTTCTTTCAGATTCCTAGCAGGAAGATCTCTGTAATCCCCCTGTGAAATAAGTCCATTTTTAATTTTCTTTTTAGTCACTTTGTCTCCGCTTGTGTAAGACTGACAACTGAAGCAATAAGTATGTCCGTCGTCATAAACGGCTTTTGCATCAGAACTTCCGCAATCTTCACAAGCTTCGTGCGCCTGAAAGTTTGCATCAGTCATCCCGAGATCTCTGTCCGTACCTGTTAAATTTGGGCGGTCTGCTTTCCACAAATTTTCCGTTGGTGAATTTGAAATACCGCCAACCGGAATTGTTGGAATTGCCTACGTAGACAAAGCGACCCTCAAGCTCGTTTGATTCCCTCGCTCCTTGAGGATATTTGTAAAGGTTTACTGTAATTGATCCGTGCTTTGTCATTGTGCCCCCTTATGATTTGAAGTATCGAATATATGTACGGCCAAATTCATCAGTGCGGCGCTCCTTACGGAACTTATGGCCGCGCTGAATCAAATCGCAAATTCTCCGGCTGAGACTTGCGATGTCGTAATAGGCCGAAGCTTCTTTCCTAGAAATCGAATTGTGATTTTTGAAGTGTTGCAGCAGTAAGTCAGGCTGCGTTGTTTGTAATTGCACACTATTCTCCTATTTTGTGTGCCCAGATATTGCAGTGCGGCTCTTCGCCGGACTCTGCAAATCTTTTAACCGCGATCAAAGCGATAACCTGATCGTCGTCTGTATATATTCTCTGGGCTTTGGTTATGGCGTCCATGCTGGCTTTGCTGAAATTGTCTATGTCACCAACTGGCCATTCTCGTTTAGTCGTCTTAGGCTTTTTGCACACATGCTCTAGAATCAAAGCAATAGGGCCGTCGGCTTTTGTTCCCGGCAGCTCTTTTGCTAGTGCTTCTGCTTGTATTTTCCACGCCGCATAGGTCTTAGTATAATAAGTACCCCAACGAGTTACCCTTGGGCGACTCGCTGGGATTGGACCTAATGGTAAGTTCTTCTTCTGAGGAACCGGGCGAGATATATTTAGTACAGCTTCAATTAGCCTAGACGCATAATTAGAAATCTGCGTCATCGCTGGAATCGTCACCAGTCGAATCAGGAGCTTCGTAAGTATATCCTTCTTCTTCGTCTTCGAATCCTGGACCGCCAGCATTTTTGGCAATCAGTCGAACAGAAGTTAGAGTTGTAGAAATTCCGCCTTTACCCTGTACTGGGGTTTTAAAAGTACGGGCCACGAAAGCAACACGAATTTCATCGCCGGACATAATCTTTACAGATGCTGGAAGATCGTTGTTTTTGGAAT